TTAGATAAAACACCAAAAGATATTGATTTGGCAACTGATGCTACGCCAGAAGAAATGATGAAGATACTTGATAAATCAGGAATCAGACATATACCTTCTGGTTTAGAACATGGAACTATCACTGCGATACTAGATAACGAGCCATATGAAATCACAACACTAAGAGCAGACAAAGAAACAGATGGCAGACACGCAGAAGTTGAGTTTGTTAAGAGTTGGGAAGAAGATGCTAAACGTAGAGACTTGACATACAATGCTATGAGCATGGATATGGAAGGCAATGTATTTGATTACTTTGGTGGCATGGACGACTTACAAGATAAAGTCAGTAAGTTTGTCGGTGACCCAGAAGAAAGAATCACAGAAGACTATTTGAGAATATTAAGATACTTTCGTTTTCAAGGTAGACTATCAACTCCTACTTGGGATAAAGACACACTGAAAGCAATCAGTTCAAATGCAGAAGGTTTGAAAAAGATAAGTGCTGAAAGAGTGTGGCAAGAAATGGGCAAAGTTCTTTCAGGTAACAACGTTGCGAATATATTAGATTATATGGCTAAGACTGGTGTTAGTAAAGTTATAGGATTATCAACTAATGACTTGAACAAAGTAAAAGATAATGGTAATTCTATCGTTGCATTAGCACAGACGGGCAACACAATAGATATAGCAAAGCGTTGGAAATTAAGCAAAGTTCAAGCAACTATGTTAGACTTTCTAGTTAAGAATAAGAATAATACACTTGACCAAAAGAAAGTAGAAGATATGATTGCTGATGGAGTTGATAAGACTTTAATTACATCATTAGCAACTTTACAAGGCAAAGAAGTAAACATAGACGCAGAAGTTCCAAACTTTCCGGTAACAGGTGCTGACTTGATTGCCAAAGGTATGAAACCAGGACCAGAGATGGGTGCAAAACTTGGACAACTCAAACAGAAGTGGAAGCAAAGTAACTTCAAGGCAACTAAAGATGAATTGTTAAAAGAAAATTCAGACTTAGGCACACAAAGAGGTAGATTAGAATACTATCTAAAGAAACCAGTCGAAGATGGAATGTTAGTTCATTTATCTGGTTTAGGAAAGTTTCATAAAGATAACGATGAATTAGCAGATATAGTACCAGAAAGAAATGGAGTATATGCTTTACATCCTGATAAATGGGAAAGCACATTTTACAGTCTAACAAATAAAGATTTCAAAAAGATTGTTCACTATAAACCAACATTAATAAAAGCACCAGCAGATATGATTGTTGCTGATATGGCTATTGCAAATAGATTTTATAGAACAGATAGTCCAGAAGAACAAGAACAACTTGCTAAAGAATATAAAGATAGTATAGGTAAAGACATATCTAGTATGAAAATGCCAGAGGTGATTATGCCTGCGGCCAAGTTATCTAAGATGGATGAAGCAGTTCATAGATTTATGACAGGACACGGCGTAACCTTTGCTGGTAAGAAACATGATGAGATAGAGATTGAAGTGACAGGGACTGATAATGTGAATAAGAAATATATCGTTACAATACTTGCTCCAAAAGAACTATTTGGCAAACAAACTCAAATCTCTTCTAAGTATATGAATAGAGGACCTTGGACTAAAACAAAAATAGAAGATGCATTTAAGTAAAAAAACCATGGAACTATTACTTGTTAATTACAAGAACATACACAGTGCTATGTTAAAAGACTGTGCTGACAAACAAAAGTTCACTAAGTTGATTGCTGATTTAGAAAAAGATTTAGAGGAGTTAGAAGATGCAAGTATATAAGGAAACAATCTGGCACTTCACTTGTAAATCTTGTACTGGATTTTGGTCTATTGCCGCTTCTGATGAATGGGTGCCAACAGAACTGTTTTGTCCACACTGTAGTTCGAAACGCACATATGACAACGAACTAGCAGACCAGATGGATGACAATGACTATCTTCCTGAAAGCAAGCCGTCTCAACTCGAAAACTATTATGAATTTGAAGACGAGTTTGGCGATATGGAAGAACTTAAAAAAGAAGAATGGTGTTCTTGTGGACACAAAATCATAGATTGTGACTGTAAAGCAGGATGCAAATGTGGTTGTAATAAACGATTTTTAGGTGCATATTAACTTACAACTTAATTATTGATAAAATAGATAAATACTAGTGTTAAAACCATAATCGAACACTATTATAGGAGATAAAGAAAATGGCAAGAACATTAAACAATTTTGGTGTACCTACTGATTCAGGCGCAGATGCCGTTGGTACTGGTATATTACAACCAAAACTAAACTATAGATTCCGTGTAGTAGTTGCTGGTTTTGGTGGAACTGGAACAAGTTCACAAGAATTCACAAGACAGGTTATGAATGTATCCCGTCCAAAGGTCTCACACGAGTCAATTCCATTAGATTCATACAACTCACGTATGTATGTTATGGGTAAACACACTTGGGAGCCAATTACAATAACATTGCGTGATGATATCGCAAATAATCTAACTAAACTAGTTGGTCGTCAAGTACAATCACAGTTAGACCATAAAAACCAAAAAGGTCCTTCAGCGGGTACTAATTATAAGTTTTCAACATTGATTGAAATCTTAGATGGTAACTCTGGTGATGCGACTGAGCAATGGCAGTTAGAAGGATGTTTCATCACAAACGCTGACTATTCACAGTCTGATTACGCAGTTTCAGACCCAGTAACTATCACTGTGACTTTACAGTATGATAATGCTGTTCTGAATGACGACATTATGCCACCTATGGACTTCGTATCTGATTCTACTGTAGCAGGTTAATAAACAGGAGTAACCTCCATGTCGTTTGAAAGAAAGAGTGCTAAGAATACGGCTAGACGAGTTCTAGCCGATAGTGCTAATGCAAAACATAGATTTGGATTCTCAGGTGAACACGGCTCACCTATTACTGAAAACGCACCTAAACTCTCTGACCTTTATTTTATAGAATTTAAAGCAGTATCAGATGACACAATATCGGATTTAACTCAATTATCCGGCTTAGCAAAAGCAGTATCTCCTATTGCAATTAATACTTCAACAATGCCAATTGACCAATACGGTAAACGTGTTTTCGTTCCTACTCGTGTTGATTTTCCTGAAGTATCACTTACAATGTATGATACAGTGGATGGTCAAATGTTTAACTTCGCAGAAGATATATACAGTAAATTCTTTAAGAACCAAGATGCTAAAGTTACTGGTGCTAATGCAGAAGAGGTACTGACAAGTGCCCACAAACACGGCAGAAAATTACCTGAAAATAAACATTCGTACTATCATCAACATTTTGAAAAGATTACAATATATCACTTTTTTGGTAACCTTGATGCTTCGTCTCCTCATGCAAATGAAACACAAAACCGCGGTAAAGGAACAGTTCAAAAAATAGAATTGATTAATCCACTAGTCACAAATATTGTTTTTTCTCCAAGTGATTATAGTGTTACAGACATAAGAACTACAGATTTCACAGTTCAACCAGAAAACATAATAATAGGCAACGTAGACTCCTCTATAACATTCCCGGCTTGGATGACATTAGGAATGGATTATATGTTAGATGAATTAAGTCCACAACTTAAGAGACTACCGGGCAATCTTTATCCTGATAAATTTGCAGAAGGTCCAAGAGGCGAGTACTCTAGGTTTAAGTCAGTTAGTAGAACAGCCGGTAATGAAAATTATGAAGATTCTCTAGGCAAACAACGAGTTAATCAATATGGCAATGACGACAGAACTCAGGCTGAAAGTCTTACAGACCCAGCAAGAATAGAACAACAAGAGTATAACGACACGAATAGAAAACTAAACGAACTAATGAGATTGTATAATGCTCAAATTCAAAATCCTAATGAGCAAGGCAATGAAGCATTAGCAATGGCTTTAAAGAGTCAAATTGGAACAATTAATGCCGCAAGACAGAGTAGATTTGAAAGAGGACAAGAGGCAGGCGGTAATCAATTTGATACTCCATATACTCCAACATATACGAATCCAGATATTCCAACATTTGGTGGTATCGGAAACAGTAATCCGGGAGGACAAGGATATCCAAGATATTCTACAGACATTGGCTCAGCAATGATAAGAGAACTTGTCGGGTCATTCTTTGGCAATCGAAAATTTGATGCTAATAACATCAAAGGCACAGTAATAAATAAAATGATAGGTAACGATGGCAAATCAGAGAGTAGAAAGATTTTAGGACAAGTGTTGACTGACGGCATGGTTTCAAGTAATAGCGGAGCCTATCAAACAACAACAAAGGCAAATCAATCTATTCCAACTAAAAATACAGAAGTGTTTAAAACGAATAACACAGATATGTCAATTGGAGTAAGTAAAGCAATCTTACGAAAATTCTTAAATAACTAATAGTAAGGAAATTATAATGAAAATTGATATATTAACTGCAAAACTATTAAAAAAAGGATTCTCTCAATCAAAAGCAGAGGCATATGCAGTAGAACTTACTAACATAGCAAAGATTTACGGTGTAAGTCCGTACGACTTTGTTGATGAACTTTCAGAAGACTTCTCTTTCAATGACTTAGGCTCATTTGTTACGAATAATGCATTGCGATTTGGATATAAGACGGGCAAGATGACTCCTCTAACTCCAACAACATATGTCGCAAGGTCAATTATTAAATAATGGCGAAATTTCACAAAGGTCAATATACAGTACTAAACGCCTCAAAATACTCAGGAAAAGGGACACCCGTTTTTCGAAGTAGTTGGGAACAGACTTTTATGCAATTCTGTGACAACAACCCAAATGTTATGGCCTGGGCAAGTGAACCAGTCAGAATTTCATATAAACATCCGTTAACTGGCAAAATAACATCATATGTTCCTGATTTCGTTATGGTATACAGAGATTCCAAAGGTAAGAAAAATGCAGAACTAATTGAGATAAAACCTGCTAATCAATCTAATCCTAAATTCGCAAAAGGTAGGGCACAACAGGCACAAGTAGCAATAAATTATGCTAAGTGGGATGCCGCTACACATTGGGCAAAAAAACGAGGTATGAAGTTTAGAGTTCTTAATGAAGGTGATATCTATTCTAACACTAAGAAACCTAAACCTAGAAAATAACAACACACCTTAGGACCGATATAAGTTTCGGCTTTGCTGTTACATATGTCTTATAGGTGAGGATGCCATTATCCATTATTCATATCGCTACTATGTCTACAAAAAATGGCAACTTTATTTTTGATAAATACGAATATAATTAATTAAGAGTGTATATTATGACAAAGAAACTAGAAGAAACCTTCAATATTCAACCAGCAGAAGAAGAAACTGTTGAAAAAGTAGAAGAAACTCCAACTATTGAAGAGTCTAAAGAACTTACTGAAATTTTATATTCAGAATTAGCAACTACTGAAAAGATTGATAGTGCGTTACCGCTAGTATCAGACCTTAATCAACATGATAAAGAGATGGACGATATTCATCAAAAGGCATTAGATGCTTTTAATGACTTAGTTCAATTAGGAATGAATGTAGAAGTTCACGCTGGTGCTAAATTGCTAGAAACAGCGAATCAGATGCTAAAAACGGCTATGGAAGCAAAAGATAGCAAAGTTGATAGAAAATTAAAGATGATTAACCTTCAATTACAAAAAGCCAAGTTAGACCACAACGTTGCAAAGGCTAAACCAGAGGGAATTGAACTAGAAAGTGACGGAGCAGTTGTAATTGACAGAAATGAACTGTTGAAACGCATAGACAATGCCCAAAAAGACATAGAAAAAGATAAATAAGAATAGAACAATTATACTTTAAAACATATTTGGAAAGCGTTATGAAAACATTTAAACAATATTTAACAGAGTCCACTAAAGAACACAAGTTCACACTAAGGTTCTGTTGCGACTTAGATGAAGCAGGTGCAAACCGTATTGAGGCATTCTTGTCAAAATATGACCTTAAGTCGATGTCAAAAACATCAACTACACCAATCACTAAGAATCCAATGTTTTTCAAAGATGTAGAAAACTCAAAAGTTTCAAAAGTCGATATCGCAACAGGATATCCATTATCAGCAGATATTCTAAGACAACAACTAAGTGATTTACTTAGTATGCACCTTACACACGTTGCTGTTCATCCAGAAGGATGGGAACCAGAAGAAGAAGTTGTTGACGAAGACAAAGAGGCACTATTAGTATCAGATTATGATGAAACATCAGATGACGGTAAAACTTACGGTAAAACTTTTGTAGATAAATTTTTAAATGATTTAGAGAAAAAAGAACATGAGGTTGTAGAGAATGAAATGAGCGTAACGCCAAAATCTGACCCTGCACCAGAGCAAATGGATAAAGAAGAAAAATCTACTCCATCTGTAATTTCAGGAGACGAAAATGACTAAGAAATATACATTAACAACATCAGAAGAAACTGTTACAGAGAATCCAGAAGATATCATCAGATTGATGAAACTAGCAGGTCTCACAAATGCACAACCAGTTGCTGAAGAAGAAGTAACTGAAGAAGTAGAAGCAGAAGTCTATGAGCCTACTGAAGCAAATGACGAACTAGACTTAGATGATTTTTCTAAAAAGTCTCCAGAAAGCATTTCAAAACAAAAGAAATCAATTCAACCAACTCTTGGTGATAACCCATTAGAGTACTCTTTAGACGAAAATGAAATCTATGAAGCAATGATGGAAGAATTCAACGAAATCGAAGAAGTAGAAGAAGGCAAACTTCCTCCTGGATTACAAGCATATCAGGATAAGAAAAATGGCAAAAAATCTGACAAAGAAGAAACAGATGAGTCAATTGAAGAATCAAAGCCAGACTTTTTAGACTTAGATAAAGATGGCGACAAAGAAGAGTCAATGAAAAAAGCGGCTAAAGATAAAAAAGAAAAAGTAGAAGAAGATGGCACAACTGTCTCTGTATCTCGTAAACCATCAGTAACAAGCAAGCCTGTATCATCTACAGACAAGGCTAATGCAGATGCAACAAACGCCGCATCTGATGAAAAGTTAATTAAAAAAGCAGTAAATAGAAAACGCAATTATAATGATGATGGAATTGCACCACCTAGTGGACATCACAATAATACTTCTAACAGATGGGCAGAATCAGTAGAAGAAATGAGTGAAGAAGAATTAAACGAAATAGGTCGAAGCAAACCAGAAGAAGAAGAACGATTAGCAAGGTTAGAGAACCAATTAGCAAAAATGAATAAATCTGGTAATACTTTGGGTGCAGAGTTTACTCAAAAAGTAATTGACCAAGCAAAAAGAAACTTAGCAAATATGACTGAATCAGAATTAAAAGAAGATTGTGGCTGTGGTCACGGTTCAGATTGTGGTTGTGGTCCAGAATGTGATTGTGGTTGTAACTCAGTAAAAGAATCAACTGATGAATTATCAATGCAAGATGCAGTTAATGAATCACAAGAAAGACTTAAGTATCTAATAAGTCGTTAAAAATAGCATTCCTCCATTGCAAAAAAGAAAGTCTCCTTAGTGAGACTTTTTTTTGGTCGCCCAATAAAAAACCCGGCGATTAAACCGGGTCTTCTAATATATTTCAGAGTTGATTATCAATTAGTATGCATAAGACCCATCATTATTTCTAATAGTGTCTGATGCTGTGTCGGTAATTGAACCAAAGTCTTGTGTGTCAACTCTAACACCAGTAATTTCACCTAGTGAAGTATAACCACGAGTTCTTCCAGTTGAACCACCTGTTGCAGAACTATGTCCTGCGCCTCTAGTTGGTAAATCGTCACCGCTGTCTGTTATAACACCAAAGTCATCCATTTCTCTTAAATCGATAGTACGTCTAACCTTAATCTTTGCCATTCCAGCGATTGCTCTTAAACCTCTGTATCTTGCCATTTTTATTTCTCCCATATGAATGATGTTGAAGTGGGAATCTCCAATCATCAATAGTATTTATCATATCTGACAGATACATAATATACATATGATAAATACTATTATAATTAAGTGAGTATTTAATGGCAGATTTAACTAAAAAACCATATCAAAAAACACAATTTAGTAATACACAGTTGTTAGAATTTAGCAAGTGTATGACTGACCCTTTCTATTTTTTGAATCAGTATTTCTGGATTCAGCATCCCACAAAAGGTCAAATACTATATGCGGCATATGAATATCAACAAGATTTAGCAGATTCTTATCATAATTATAGATTTTCTATATCTATGTTGGGTAGACAGATGGGTAAATCAACTACAGCGGCTGGTTATCTACTATGGTATGCAATGTTCAATCCAGACCAAACAGTTCTGATTGCGGCACACAAATATTCTGGTGCCCAAGAGATTATGCACAGAATTAGATATGCATATGAGATGTGTCCAGATTTTATTCGTGCTGGTGTAACAAATTACAACAAAGGTAGTATCGAATTCGACAATGGCTCACGTATTATTGCTCAAGCAACAACTGAAAACACTGGTCGTGGTCTTTCAATCTCATTACTATACGCAGATGAGTTTGCGTTTGTGCGACCAACTATTGCAAAAGAGTTTTGGACTTCTATATCTCCGACACTAGCAACAGGTGGTAAAGCAATTATCACATCAACCCCAAACTTAGATGATGACCAATTTGCAATCATTTGGGCAGGTGCTAATAAACAATTAGATGATTATGGAAATGAAACAGATGTAGGCATAAATGGCTTTAAACCATATAAAGCATTATGGCATCAACATCCAGATAGAGATAAGCAATGGTCAGTTGAAGAAGAAGCACGTGTTGGTAAAGAACGTTTTCTAAGAGAACACGAATGTCAGTTTATTGCTTACGATGAAACTCTAGTAAACAGTCTGAAGTTGTCAGGAATTAAAGGAAAAGAACCGATACTAAGAACAGGACAAGTTAGGTGGTATGAAGATATCAATAAAGAGTCTACATATGTTATAGGATTAGACCCGGCTATGGGAACAGGCGGTGATAATGCCGCTATTCAAGTATGGGCATTACCAGAACTTACACAGGTTGCAGAGTGGCAGAATAATAGAACAGATATTAGAGGACAAGTACAAACAATGCATACAGTTCTTACTATCATTAAAGATGAAATGAAAGAACTAGGCAATTCATCACCTGACATATATTGGTCAGTAGAAAACAATTCATTAGGAGAAGCCGCTCTTATAGTTATTGAAGAAATGGATGAAGATAAATTCCCCGGAACATTCTTACATGAACCGAAGAAGAAAGGAAGACAAAGAGCATCCAGAAAAGGATTCACTACTACTTATAAGACAAAAATCACAGCCTGTATGAAGATGAAATCTTGGATTGAAAGTGATAAGATGACTCCATTAAGTAAAAATTTTATAAGAGAACTGAAAACTTTCATAGCAAAAGGTAAAAGTTATGAAGGGAAAACAGGAGAAACAGACGATTTGGTTTCAGCAACACTATTATGTGTAAGACAAATACAAGTTATAAGTAGATTTGAAGAAGGATATGAAGAACTACTTGGAGAGACATTAGATAGTGATGTGGAATATAACGACCCTCTTCCTGTGATATTTTGATAAATACTACCAAATAGGACGAGAACAAAAATTATGGCTATAAATTTAGATAATATCGCAACAAAAGTAATGAAATTAATGCAGGGAACAGGACTTCAAATGAAGATGTTCGATGCTACTAGTGGCAAAAGTGTAGCAATTCCAGAAGATGCAAGATTTTTTTATGTTAAATCACCAAATATGATGGTTCATATTGATGATACTACAAACGAATTAAAATTTCATATTGGAGAAGATGTCGATATTGATAATGAAAGTGTCAATAATATGATGAAACAATTGAAATCTTTGGCACATACTAACATGTTAGATTTTGATATTCGCTCATTCGGAAAACATATCGAACCTAAAAACTATGCATACAAAGTTAAACAAAATAAGGAGCAAACCATGACAGACCACGTCAATGAAGGCATGGGCCCATTGTCGGGCTCTTCAAAAACAAGCAGACAGACATTAGAAAATGTCCGACTAATTTTAAAACACCGTGCGCCAGTAAACGAAGAATCTCGTGGTTCTCGTTCACGCAACATCTCAGCAATTTTCGTTGAGACTGGCGAAGGCGAGCGTTTCAAATACCCATTTATTCACTTAAATGGCGCAAGAGCGATGGCAAGACACGTTGCATCAGGTGGTGAAACACACGATATGGTAGGAGAAGCAATCATAGAACTGTCTGATAACTTATCAAGGCTAAAAGAATTTATGAATGTTGTGAACAAGCAACAACTAGTAAACGAAACGAACCGTGCTGATGTTTGGAATGTTAAACGCAGTGTAATGGCTATCAAAGAAAAGATACAGAGAATACAAGGCGTAAAAGGTTATGCTAATTTTGTAGAAGACATGGCTCTTAACGGAAGAAAAACACAAGCAGAAATCTCAGAAGAAATGGTCGATGCATATGTACAGAAATTCACAAAATCTACATTTGAAGAAAACTTAAAAGATATTTTCCCATTACTACATAAAGTAAATGAAGAAGAATTTGAAAATCGCAGAGATGGACAGACTGCCAGAATTAAAGAGATAATGACAGCAACAGTTAAGAAGACTGGCGAAAGAATTAACACAATTACTTTCGGCGCACCAAGCAATCAATCTTATGATTATGATAAAATTAAGAAACAGTTCGCAGAACCACGTACGCCAGAAGAAGCGGCACAACTTAAGATTAATAAGATAGCAATGACATTTGATGACCTTGCTGATAGAGTTCAAGTAGATACATTATTAGACAAGAAAGGCAAAAAGAAAGGTCACGATTTAGCGGCTGAAGTTTCTTTTTTCTTAACTGATATCGCAGATGCAGTTCGTTCAAATCCAAGAGGTATTGCTAAAGATGATATGCAAGTAGCAGGAACATTACTTAAAATGTCAAAAGTATCAGTAGAAACTGTAGAGCCAAAAACAGCAGATACTAGAATTTCAGAAATGCTAGAAGAAGCATTCTCAAAATTCGACCCAGATATGAAAGAAAACTATCAAGACCGATATGACAATGTAACGAAAACAGCAAATGCTATTAAAATAGGCAGAGAAGTATCTACGATGCCACAGGATGCAGTTCGTAAAGTGTCAGGTGATAATTCATATAAACACAAAAATAATCCATTTTATACAGACAAAGCAGATAAACGTAAAAATGATGGTCTAGGTAAAAACGCAGAGATTATCAAACGTATGAAACCAAATCCAAAAGACGGTAAGTTTAAATGGGGCAGAGATAAATTGTCAGACGACATTAAAAAATAAACAATTTTCTAGTTGACATTCATAGTCAACCTATGCTATAATCAAAGAGAGTGTTAAAACTCTCTTTTTTTATGCCTTCAAAAAACATTCAAAAAGACTGATTTAATGCTTGACTTTAGTAAAAAAGATAAGTATAATAGTATCATTAGTAGAAATATGTATGGTACATAAAAAACTAATATAAAACTAATAGTAAGAAAAAAACTAATAAAGGCTAATATAGGAGAATATAAATGGCTACACTAGCAGAAATCCGTGCAAAACTTCTTGCACAAGATAACAAAGCATCAGACAATGCTTCCTCAAACAGAGGAACAGATGCAGTATACCCTTTCTGGAATATGGACAACGACAATACATCAGTATTGAGATTCCTTCCAGACTCAGACCCAACAAACACATTCTTTTGGAAAGAACGTCAAGTTATCAAACTTCCGTTCCC